ACTTCCTTCATGTTGTTTATATTTCAATTTACAACTTCCTTTCGTATCTTTCTTTTTTCTTCATGAGTTGTTCCAACACTTCTTTTCCTTTGTCGCTTGGGGAATCTTTGTATTCTAATTTATTATCTCCACAATAAACTATAAATACATTCACATAATTTACGAAGCCATCTGCAATTCTTGTAACTTTTTTAATGTAGTTTTGGTATTCAATAAATTCTGAACTACCCTCTTCACCTATGTTATCCACATATTGCTTATCAAGTGCTATTATTACCTCTTTAATCTCACACTCATATATTAATAAATCTCTTTGATAATTGCTAATATTTGTCCCGCACAAAGCTACTGAGAAATTATTATTGGGATAAAACGATTCACATTGCAACACACTTTTTTCACCCTCAAACAGAATAACTTTTTGCAATCTTTTGATGGTTTCTTTGTTTTCATAAATTCCATAGAGATTGAATTGCAAAGGATGTCTACAAGCCTCATTTTCTACGTACACAGGCATATATTTACGTCCTGCATCTAAATCCCGTAAGAGAAAACTCCTTCCTCTAATGCCAATTAAATGACCTATATAGTCTCTGTGTGGTAGTATGGCTTTCCAATCCACAACAGAAAACTTAATTCCAAACCTTCCCATTGCATTATGAGTTATGCCTTCTTCTATCCAAGTAGAAGGAAATAAATTTTCAAAAGCGTTCAGGCAAGACTCAGTGAAAAATGGCAATTGTTTTATTTCAAATTTTTTATCTGTTCCAACTTTTTTATATAGGTTAATGAAATCCCAGTCGTTAATTTGTTTTCTTTTTTTGTTAAAGCCTTTTGGCATACTGTGAGAAAGACTCACTCCCATAAACCTTGCCAAGAATCTATAAGCTTCCCCGAAATCCATTCCATTAACTTGCATAATAAGATTAAATACAGACATAGTGCCACAACAACTATAACATCTAAATATTTTATCTTTACTGCCGTCTCGTCCTTTGTGATAGTAGTAAAGCTTTTTTGAATCACCACCATGACAAATGGTTTGGAATTTTAAATTGCCATCTGAATCTCTTTGGTAGTCAGACGCGCCCAATTCTCTCATTAGTTCAATTACATTTTCAACTGTTAATTGTTCAACTAATTTTTCTGCGTCCATAACTCACCTACCAAGCTGGTTCTTCAATAATTTCCACATAAGGTTCTGGCATAATTTGTTCAATGTCAATTAGCTTGTAGTCCCAATCGGTGACAAACAAATCTTTTGTTTTCATATTGCCAAGATTTATATGCCTAAAGATTCTCACTTGTTTGAGCTTACCACCACGATTTTTAAAAATATGTTCAACGTGTGTTGGTTGTATTGCATTAAAACCTTGTTTTTTCATTACTTCTACAATTTTTTCTTTTTCATAATTCTCGATGTCCAATATCAAAGACCCCATATCCACCTTATCACACAAGGCAAACGAACCTCGAATCATACCCTCATTTTTTTCAGCGTTTTTATCATTCTTACTTCTATTCAACTGAGTAGATGAAGTGACATAAAGATTCAAAGCATTAGCAAGTCGTTCCTTAAAAGACTTACTAATATATAAGTACAACTGGTCTTCTCTTGTATACATTCCTCTACTATATTCTTTAGCTTCCATAACAAGATTGCCAGTCAGAAGAATGTAGTCAATTCCCAAAACGTAAATATCTTCGTCAATTTGATGTTTTTTTACAAGATTCTCAAGAGTACAGATGTCATAATTGGGTTTGTCATAGAGATGTATTTTACTTTTTTTAATGATCTCAATAGCATAGTTTAGGCGTTCTTCTTCTTCTTCGGTTAAGTCCATTTCTATGATTTGTGATGTTTCCAATCCACTGACTATTGCCCATAGAATAACATCTACTTCTGTGTCCAGTGCCATTTCTGTTCCAACGTAGATTCCAGACAATTCACCCTTTGGATTGTTCGGATTTATAACAAACTTTTCTTGCTCATAATCCCATAGTTCAATAGCAACTAGTGTGGCAATTTCAGATAGAGCTGTTCTTGACTTTCCCCCTCCAGTTCCTGAAGAACATAGGTGGAATTTTTTACGTCTTGCTCCATATACAATTCTATTTTTAAACCCACTAATCCCAAGTAATCCGAAAGCTTCACCATTTTTTAATCTTTGGATTGTTTTCTCTGCGCCTTCGCCAGCTCGTTTATAATCTCCTTCAACATGATTGTCATACTTGCCTCTGATGGAAACAATCTTACCTTCATAGTGTTTTATTAACTCATTCAAATTCATATTGTCAAAATTTTTATTTTGCTCTTCAATTATACCATTGTCGATTTCAGTTAAATCAAGCATATCACTAACGTCAATTCCTGAATTAATCATGTCACGAAGTAGACTCAACTTCTTTAGCCGATTGTAATTATAATCAAAATTTGCAAGACTTGCGTGTTCAGTTGCTTCATTCATCCATTCAATTCCATCGTTATCTTCAAACACTATTTTATAATACCTTGGTGAAATTCTGGACAGATACGCTTCTATTTCAATTGGCGTGATACTTTCTACCCCATCAACGAACAGATTATAAATACAAGTAAAGATTCCCTTGTGAAAATCTAAAAGGAAATCATCATGTGAAATATAATAATCGTTACTTTTCAATAGCGCATTGTCTTTCAATAGTGCTCCAATAATTTGAAAGCCTGTACGTGTCTCATAGTAAAGTTGTTTGGTTTTATTATTCATCTGTTTCCTCCAACAACGCAAAATCAATAGGGTCTTTTTTGCCATTGTGTTTTGTTGGCATAACTTTAATTGTTTTTACCTTTGGTCTATATTCAAATTCAGAATTAAAAGTATTTACATTTTTATTTTGGATGAAATTCTTTTTGGCATCCTCATAAACATATGGGATTATTCCCAATCCAGTGTCTTCCATTACTTCATTGCCCAAAGTTTCATAAAAATACTTTAGAGTTAGCATCATTCCAGTGTTGGTGTAGTTGTAAGGAGGCTTCCTAAACCTTCCTAGTTGCTGAAACATCATTCCTGTAGGTGTGTGTCCATACAAATCTACAATATAATAATATAATTCATCCCATCCATCGTTTGATTGATTTGCTCTATTATTTCTTTTCTCTAAGCAATCTGTACAATACCATCTGTTTCTAAAATTAACAGCTTCGGATTTTATATTTAACTTCTCACATTCTGGACACTTTACTTTCTTCTCTACTGGTGGTTTTTTCATATTACTCCTTAGAAAAGAAAGGGGCATTAAGCCCCAATCCTCTTAGTACGGAAGTTCGATACCTTCTTCTCGCATTTTGTCCTCAATCATATCAAGGATACTATACATTACTTCCACTTGTAATTTGGAGCATTGCGAAAGTTTTTTACCAACTCCAAGCTTTTGCTCTGCAAGTTCTGTCATAATTTCCAATCTATCTTCCTCATGAAGTTTTTTACCAATTTGTTGAACCTTATCCAAAAGTTCTTCATAATCATAAACAACTGCTTCATCTGCTGTCTTGAATAGTGACACGTTATGGGCAGTTGGAGTCACACCATCTTCTTCTGCTTGTTTCTCAATTGCATTTACTACGGCAGATTCAAATTCATTGTAATCAAGCATGACGGCATTGGGTAGGTGTTTGCCCCATCGCGACCCCGCTTCAAAATCTCCATTGCTTCGCAAGTACATTACTCGCTTAGTTTCACCATTAGCATCGTCTATAATTCTACAATAAGCAGTCATATCAACCGCACGAGAGATAATAGCAAATGCGTTCTTGTCCATTGTGGGAACGATTTTATCTTCTTTTTCTTTGGTGATTTCATCCTTAACTTGCTTACCTTCTGCATGAGAGATGAACACTACTGTGTATCCACTTTTCATAAGTGAAAGCATTGTGTCTTCAAATTCTTTCTTGCACATTTTATAACCACGCTTGTTCTCTGTTTCGTCCAAGTGAGTCACGCCTTCTTTGGAACAAACATACGAATAGCACATATCATATGCAATATCTCCAGTGTCCACAATAAGAGTTGTATAGTGTAAGCTATCTTTTTTACCTTTTTCAAACTCTTCCGCATCTTTCAAAAGTGGTTTGACAAAATCTTTTTTAAAGTGATTCCAGTCTTTAACTGGTATTGCTTTTACATTATTTAGAGCCGACCAACCCCGCTCGAAACCAATAATGAAGGGTTTTGGAAATTTTACAGCGATAGAAGTTTTCCCTACTTTTCTTGTTCCATAAATTAGAAAGCTCTTTCCCTCAAGTGTTGCTGAAGCAATATATGGTTCTACATCAAATATACTCATGTGTTTTTATCCTTTCGAGTTTAATTTAGTTTTATAAAAGTAAAGATAGTGGGGCGATTAAACTCCACTATTTAATTAGTGCTTCAGAAAGGGATGTCATCATCGTCCTCTTTAGCTTTTTGTGGTTTACCACCCATACTACCTTTTCCTTTTGGTGCGTCTTTCTTTTTGTTATTGCCACTCTTCAAATTCTCAAGAAAGTTTGCTCGTTCAACCAATGCGGCTTTAACAAAACTTGGGGAAATATATTCTTTAGAATCCTCATCAATGATATTACCACCTGTAATCACAAGCTCGCGAGTTGTGTGTTTCTTCTCGTCTGTTTTAGCCTTGCCACCAAAAGTAGATTCTTTAGTTTTTGTTTCTACAATTTGAGCAATTTTAATATCTCCCCAAATTTCAATTGTTTGTCCCTTTTCACAATCGGAAATTGCTTCAACCAACTCTTCATCTTCAACAACAAATGAAACTGGTTTGATTTCTCCATTGTGAGTAATGTAGTATCCATCTACAAGCAATCGACCTGTTTCCTCATCGCTTTTTACTTCCATGATAGGTGCTTTGGAAAGATAAATTACCATTTCAAAAGTACCTTTAAAATCTTCTGAGGGAATATCACCAACATACAAATTACCAAAGCCCATTTCAACTTTCAAAGTTTCAGCAACATCGGACTTTCCTTCTGCTACATATTCGTCCAATTTCACTTGTGGTGTGAATCCATTGGCTCCATAAAGTCGAAGTCGTGTTGCAGGATTCTCTTCTGTTGCTCCAACTTTACTGACAAAATCTGCAATTTGGTCTTTCATTTTGTCGTATTTTTTATTGGCATCTCCATCTTTCTTTTTAGCACTTACATAGACACCAATTTCCACTTGTTGGTCAGCTTTCTTACCATACTGAATAACCAGTGAACCATTAATTTTATCTATGTCCACACTCAGTTTGTTCTCTTTAAGAACACCACACACCTCTACAATGTTTCTTGATGATTTACTTTCTTGTGTTTTCTTCTCTGCCATAACTTTTAAATCTCCTTTTCATCTTCATATTTTATAATTCCCAACTACCAACTAAACCCTTACCAAATCCCAAATTCCCAATCATACCACAATCCCAATCCTATTGTTAATCAATCCACAAAAGAATATTATTCCTATTCTTCATCCTCAATCTCAACCAATTCAGCAATTGAAACCAATTCAAATACTCTCGTTTCCAACTCACCACTCAATTGAATGCCCAGTTTCTTTTTAG